TTAAACGCAGCGTCAGCCGCGGCCAGGGTTTCGGCGCTCCCCGGTGTTGCTTCGACCTTTGCGGCCAGCACGGACAGTCGGCTCAGTAGTGTCATTTCTGGTTCCTTAATTTGCCAGCCATTTTGACTTTGAGGAAACGGATTCGCTCCCTGATTTGTTTGCTGTACTCGGCCTGAAAGTCCGCCACGATCTCATCGACGAACGCCGGGTTTCGCTTGAGTTCCTCGACCGGAACGATTGCCCGAACCGCCTCGATCTTTAGCCGCTGCTTCCCAACCCGTCGCATCGGTTGCCCACGCAGCTTGACCGCTTGCACGCCAGGACGCGGCCCCATAAACGCACCGATTAACTTGGCTTGCTGTTGGGGCGTCATCGCTACCTTTAGCGGCTTTACGACCACGCCCGTTGCGTTTTGCACCGGCTTGAACCGTCGCATCGAAATGCGGAAGTTGCCCGATAAGACAAACTCCGAATTTGCACCTGTTATCCGACCACGCCCAACCGCTCGCAGTATCTTCTGCGTCGCCCGCACCAGCCGTGCTAACTTCTTGGCTGCGATGCTTTTGCCCCTCTTAACCGTTTTGCTCGCTGCGACCTTGATCTCTTTAGGGACATCTGATTGCAGGACCGCCAGTTCGTCGCGTAACGCTCGGAGGCCGTCCGATTTGATCGTAAACATCACGCCCTCCTTATCGTTGGGTCATCTTCGTCGGTCCGAAACTTGACCCGAACAATCAAGTGGCACCCCATCTGGCCTTGCTCCGAGTTCTTCATAAACTCTGGTGCCTCGATCACGGAATCAACCGCAAGGGCACCCGTATTGTCGGCGAACCGATACCAGTCCGCGGCTGCGGTCATGGCTGTGTGCATCGACGTGTAGGCCTCGATTCTCAGCGTGTCGGCAAACTCGTAGTGGTCCTCCGGCGGCGTCATAATGTAGGAACATCGCACCACCAAATCCCAACCCTTGACCGGCGGGTTGCCGCTGTAGCTCAAGGCGTCGTTTGGGGTCAGTTCGTCCATCGAGACATAGATCGCTGCGTCAATCGGCGACTGCGTATTTCGCCTGACACTGCGGATCACCGTTGCGTTAGCCGGCCGCCAGCCGGTCCGCTGCCCGCCAGCCGGTCCGCTGCCACCTCCATGATACGTTCGGCGATTGCGGTCATCGAAGCCTCAACTGCAAAATGCCGTTCGCCTGGTTCTCGATTGCGACCACCGTCTTAACCACGGTCCCTGCCGTCCCGCTGGCCCGCGATTGCAGCGTCACCCGCGTCTGTCCTCGCGTAATCTCTGCCGGCTGCACACCGAGTATCGGGTCATCCTTTACGCGGATCACGAAGTCGTCCATATAGGCTCCGCCCGCTTCGTCGAAGATCACCGGCGGGCTTCTCTCAACCAACGCCTCAACGGTCCTGGGACTGCCTGCGATAGCAACCTCGACTGTTTCCCCAAATTGGGAAAGCAGTTGCGGCATGACGTATCGCTGGCTTTGCTCCCAGAACCGTGACGGCATCGTTGGCACCTGCTAACTGGTGATGTTGGACAGGAGGAAAGCGGCTTCCTTGTAGAGCAACTTTTCCTGCACCTGATGGCGAACGCGGATGATCTCGCTGCGGGATTGCTCCTCGCGGTAAGACTCGACCGTGCCACCGATGGATGAGCCATCAGCCGACCAGTGCAACGTCCGGCCCACGCACGGCTCCCGCATGTCAACGCCGGTAGCAATGCGTGCGACCATCGCATACTCGTCGCTCCAGATTTGCGAGCAATGCGTGCGACCATCGCATACTCGTCGCTCCAGATTTGCGTCGGGGCGAACGCTTGGCCTTCCTTGGCGCTGTTGCGGGTCGCCCCGGCAACGATCACCATATCAAGGCCAAGTGCGCCAGCCAGCATATCGGCGGTGATGTCCGATGGCTTGGACGCGTTGCCGGCACCTGCGGAGTTAATCATCTGCTCGGCGTTTCGCAAGTTGCGGAAAACCTTCTGGTTCACGATCAACGCGTTGGCCCACAGGCCGCTGTTGTCATAAACCTTCTGGATCGCAAACTCCACGTTGTCGATTGGAGTGGCGGCGCTCGAATCGTCCCACTCGTTGGTGATCTCCAACTCGAAGTCCGAGCCGGTCCACACCGTGTCGTCAAACAGCAAGTCCGCTGCTCGCTTCTCGGCGTTTCGCAGGACCGCACCGAACGCACGAGAGGTCGAAACCATCTCGGCGTCGAAGTAGTCGCTGTAGGCTTCGGCCTCGTTGTCGTCGACCGGTTCCTCTGCACCGTGTTCAACGGTCGCATAGGTGTCCGGCAAGAACGACCATTTAGAGCGAGCGTACCCGCCGCCGGGCGCCCGTTGCGTCGCTCGTTCGGCCATCAACTGCTCGACGGGAATCCGCCCGAAGTTGCCCGATGGCTTGGCGACATCCATCACCGGCAGAACGCGAGAAGCAATAAAGCCTGCCTCGTCCTGGTAGGTGAAGTACTCAAAGAATGACGCCAGGTCAGGCCGGAGCGTCGCTAAACTGCTTGATGGGTTTGGCATTAGTAGGCTCCTTATGCCTCGATGGTGTAGGAAAGTAGAACATCGACATTGGTCGCGGTCGTCAGATCGCTACCGTCTTTGATGATCGTGATGGCGGTGTTCGCGTCGTTAGCGACAAACGATGCACCGTCAGCCAAGACCACGCCGTTGGTTGCGGTGCCGATTCGCAGCAAGTTCGATTGCGTCAACCCGGCTACCTTGGCATCCATCAACTTGACCACCGACGCCGACTGAGTACCACGAACCAGCACGCCAGTGGCGCCACCTGCGTTGCCGCCGATGGCGATCAGGGACAAGTCCACCAGCCGATACTTCTGGCCGGCGAGGGCAGGAAGCAGCGTCAGCCCGGCGTTGACTTGTGCGGTCGTCACGCGGGTCCGCAAATGCTTGACCACTCCGCTGTTAGCCAGCAGGTCGGTGTTGGGGCCACGCAGGACTTCGATCACGTCGTTGTCAGCACCCGCCGCCTCCAAAGCAGTACCGACGAACACGGTCCCGCTCGACGCGATCTTGCCGCTGGCTGCGGCATAGACCGTCGCCCCGGCGGCAATCACTCCGTCGGCTACCATCTTGGCGGTCCCGTTGGCAGTTCGCAGTCGTACCTGACCAAGGTCGCCGCTGGCAAAGGTTGCGTTCTCCAACGTTCCCAGTTCCACAGTCGAAGCACCCGCCAGGGACAGTGACGTCGCCCCGGTGACTCGCAGGTATTGCCCCAAGGCACCACCAGCGGTAAGTCCCTTGAGGTTGGTTTCTACAAATTGGCTCATCGTTCAAACTCCTTAGCTGTTGACGACTTGAAGCAACGCGGCTCGAACGTGGCCATGCGAACGGTTCGCGGCCTTAACTGCGTTCATGCGGGACATGCCCTTGCCGATGTAGTCGGCCACGATCTGCTCCCACTCCGCTTTCGGGTCAGCGTGCGAGCCTGCGGCAGGGATCGCGGAAGCAACCGGAGTCCCGCCAGTGCGGTACTTGGCGCGAGCCATTTCGGGCTTGTGAACTTCCGCCATTTCCTTTTCCATTGCGGAAATCGTGGACTTGGCCAATTCCAATTCTTGCTCTAGAGCGGCCTTGGCGGTGGTCAATTCCTCGACCATCTTGTGCAACTCCTCCATTTCGGAAGCCGACGTGTCCATGTACTCGTCCTTGACTTCCTCCATGGACATTTCCTTTTCCATGCAGCGGACAATGAACTCCGCCTTGGCCTTTGGCAACGCTTGCTTGATTGCTCGCGCCGTCGCTGGCTTCTTCTCGATGGTCATTTCTGACTCCTCTCGTTGTTGAGGCCCCAGCAACGCCTGCACCACATAGCGCGGCAGCTTGGCCGAATCCAAAATTTGCCGACTACTGCGAACAGCAACCGGCGTCACTCGATCAACCAACCCCTTTTCTACTGCCTGCTCCGCGTCCAAGTACGTTTCCCGCTCCATCATCGCCTGCACGACCGACTGCTCGACGCCCATTCGACTCGCGTAAACGGTCATCATTCGCTCCCGCAGTGCTTTGATCTGCGATGCCACCCGCTCTAGCTCGCCGTCCGAGCCCTCAGCCATGACGTAGGGGTTATGGATCATCACCCAGCCGTTAGGCGTGATCTCAACGTCGTCGGCGGCTAGTGCGATAAACGATGCAATCGAGAACGCCATTGATTGAATCACGCACCGGGTCTCGCCCTCGTACCCCTTGATGAGGTCATGGATCGCCATACCCTCGTAGACGCTCCCGCCTTCGCTATGGATCGTGAACTCGACCGGAAGGCCGCCGGCAGTCTCCAGGAACTGTGCGACGGCGTTAGCACTAATCTGCTTGTCCTCGATCCCAATCACGCCGTCGATTCGCATCTTTAGCATTTTCTGGCCTCTCGCTTGTGGCTCGTCCGCCGCGTCCATTTGCCGGG